TCAGCGAGTGGTACACAATCTAAAATTTCACCTATTTTTTCCTGTTTATAATCACCGTCGAGACCTGTTAATAAAACTGTTTTATCGTGACCGAGTGCTTTTTTTACAAATTGTCTCAGACCTACAAAAAATTGTGCTTCGTCGATGGCTATAACGTCTACTTTATCGTAATTCAGTTCATCGAGATTATTTGTTTTTACACAATCAAATTTCATGTTATCATGCGTTCGTAGAACGTGTTCTAAACACCGTGTATCTTTACTCGAGTTTATGACGAGTATACTTTTTCCTATAACTTCATACCTTTTTAAACGTCGAACGAGTTCAGACGTTTTACCCGAAAACATGTTCCCCATTATGATTTTCAAACTCATTATTAATTAGTATTGAACTTATACTTTTAAATATATTCTCAGGATATACTAACATATATGACTTTTAATACGTATGTAATAAATTTAGATTCGCAAAAGAAACGGTACGAAGTTCAGGAAAAGAAACTTAACGAGGTTGGTATTTATCCTACGCGTATAAGTGGATATAAATTTGAAAACATCGACAAAAGTGAAATAAAAAAACATTTTGATTTTATTTTCGGAATGGATAGTTTTGCATCTAGATCTGCTATTGGGTGTACGTATAGTCATATACAGGCGCTTAAACACTTTTTAGAAAATGATCCATACGACGTTGCTTTAATAATGGAAGATGACGCGTTTCCTTTATTTGCTAACGTTGTTCACTTGGAAAAGAAACTTGATAATATTATAGATTGGGATTATTTAAGTTTACACTGTGATGGTGTTTGTCCTAAAACAAAAGATAAAAATAATAAGTATTCGGGATCAACTGCTGCATATTTTATTACACGCGAAGGTGCACAGAAAATAATAAACCATAAGCATTCAACACACATTGATATGGAGACGAATGGTATTAAAAATTTAGATAAAAAGATTGATTATAAAAATTCATTTTGGACGGATGAAGATAACATAATGGGTGGAGAAATAAGTACGAATAGGTATAAAAGGTACTGTCCTAAAATGTTAGAAGATTTATCAAAATATATTTATAACAGAGGTGAAAAAACGATATGTCACACTAAAGACTATGGTATTATTCGTATTCCTATTATTGGGTATAATATAACTACTGGTGATATGTTTTTTGTTCAAATGGTTATACTTTTCATAATTTTATTGATCGCTCTAATAAAATTAAATAAATTAAAGAAAGTTTGAGTATATAGATAAAATAGAATGCCAGAAACACTTCAAATTAAACGACTAACACTAGATGCAACTTTACCGACGCGCGCGTCTCCAGGATCAGTTGGATACGATTTATACAGTTTAAACGATTTGATTATTCAACCAAATTCTAGAGACATTGTGAGTACGGGTGTGTGTGCAACAATACCACTCGGGTGTTATGGACGCATAGCACCGAGATCAGGGTTAACGGTAAAATACGGAATTCACGTCGGGGCGGGTGTGATTGACCCTGATTATACGGGTGAACTTAAGGTCTGCTTATTTAATCTCGGATCAGTTCCGTTCGAAATTAAACAAGGGGAAAGAATTGCTCAGTTGATTTTAGAGAAGTGTTCGACACCTCTTATACAGGAAGTAAATGAGTTACAAAAAACTATGCGCGCGAACCGAGGTTTTGGGTCTACGGGGGCGTTATAATTGATTATTAGTTACCGAATGCGACACCACCCATACCATTCTTAATCCTGAGAATGTTATAGTTGACACCGTATGCGCGAATAACCTTAACACCTTTTTCCAAGCCTGAAGCATCTGAATTTGGTCCGTCTATGGTTATTTTTGCGGAATCAATACGCGAAAAGTTGAGTGAACCTGTTGGTTGTGATTTATTCATCGTAAGACAGAATGGCCATGTTTTGACTGGTTCCATGTCGAGTACATCTGGGAGTATGGAACAGTGTCTCGTTGGAACAACTTTTTGGTGGTATACGTTCGACATGTTTTCGGAAAGTGTTGTACCGTTAATGTACAAAGTTGCACTCTGGAACGTATATTTTGTTTCTGGTGTAGTTGCAGAATCACCGTCATTACTCGCGGCGATGTGAACGGCCTTGACTGGGTGGTTAAAGTACGAAAGGTCAACCGAGGTATCATCTTTACTCATGGGCTGGTACTGTGTTTGTGTAATGAGAATTTCGTGTTCGTTATTCGTGAAAAATTCGCGCTCGGCCGTGTCGAGGAACACATACGACGCGTAAGCTTTTATGGTTGGTAATGAGGATACACTACTTCTAAATTTAACTCTGACTTCAACCTCGTGGTACTGAAGCGCGACGAGTGGTAAGGATTTGGTCCAGTCTTCACTGAAAAAGAATGGGATAACGTACGCATCTGTGCATTTATTTGCACCTCCATCGGATGTACCTGTAGCAGCGGAAGCATTTGCCTGAGATTCGTTATAGAGAACGTTATGAACACCAGCAACAAAAAGGGAATCCAATTTGCATACTTCTTGACCGCCGATCCAAAGCGAGAAATCGGTTACTGATGTGTCGTCATTTGAAAAGAGACCTGTAGTACTCACACCTTGCATGTTAATACCTGTACCTTCAAGCCAAACATAGCTTAAAAGATCTCCTTTGGAAGTGATTGGAATCTTAATTTCATTACCCTTACTCGCCGACCCGATAAAATCGAGACGTTCTGGTTTTATAGAGAAGTTGGTATGACGTTTATAGTTTTGTCTGAAAAATGAGACTTGTGGGTCGCCTGTGATGTACACATCTTGTGCACCTACTGATACTAGATCGATCAAAGCAGCTGACATATTTTACTAATATAGTATATTAAAAAAATCGAGCGATAACGTAATAAGAAAAATGGTCGTCTTTCAGGCACTTACCTGGGAAACTGAAGACAAAGATGACAAACATTTAGTACATATATTCGGTAAGACACAGAGTGGTAAATCTATATGTCTCACTACACACTTTTCTCCTTATTTTTTTATTAAATTACCTACTGATGGTTACGATAAACGTGCTGAGTTATATTACGATAGTATTAAACAGGCGTGCCCTGGTCTAAAAATGAGTTACGATATACAGTCTTCTATGGATGTTTGGGGATTTCAGAATAGTAAAAAATTTTATTTTATGAAACTTAATTTTGATACACTCGCGAATCGTCGAAAGGTTGGGTATACTCTGAAAAGGCCCTTGAAAATGTATGAATGGGTATTTAATATTGTAAACGATCAAGAAATCGGACAATGGAAATATACTGGTGAAGAGATAAAATTGAAACTTTACGAGTCTAATTTGGATCCGGTACTTAGATTAATGCATACAACTGGTATTCAGTCAACTGGGTGGTTAGATTCTGGAAGTGATTGTATTGATTCAAATTTTGCAAATACTGATATTGATATAACATGTAATAATTGGAAAATTTTGAAACCAGTCGATAAATCCGAAACTGCACCTTTTGTAGTTGCATCTCTTGATATTGAATGTAATAGCTCGACTGGTAAATTTCCTGATGCTGAGATATTAGGTGATTGTTGTTTTCAAATCGCAGTTTCGCTATGTTCTTTTGGTAGCGATGTTCCTTATAACAAAACCTGTTTTTGTTATAAAAAAACAGATAGTGAACTCGAAGGGTGTACCATTCTAAGTTATGAATCTGAACGTAAAATGTTAGAAGCGTTTAGTGAATATATGGTAGAAATGGATATAGATATAATAACCGGTTGGAACATATTCGGTTTTGATATGAATTATATTATGACACGAGCTGATATGGTTAGGTGTTCCCCTGAATTTTATGAAATGAGTAAGCTTAAGGGTAATACGTGTGAGATGAAAGTTAAAAAACTGTCTTCGAGTGCACTTGGTGATAATGAACTTAAATTATTACCTATACCCGGTCGTTTCATTTTTGATATGTTTCACGAGGTTAAAAAGGGGTATAAACTTGATTCGTATAAACTCGATAACGTTTCTAAATTATATTTGGGTGATCAAAAGATTGATATGCCTGTCAAAGAAATGTTTGCTCGTTTTAGAGAGGGGGACCCTATAAAACTACGCGAGGTTGCAGAATATTGTATAAAAGATACTTTACTTCCGCATAAATTGCTTTCTAAATTATGTACACTTATAAATCTTCTTGAAATGGCAAAAGCGACATGGGTCCCGTTATGTTATTTAGTCGAGA